CTCTTATAAGACACAGCTTCTCTGTGAGTGGAGCCTGCTCGTCAAGGCCCCTAAGGCTCATGCGATGATTCTGGACTTGAACGGTTCCTAAGCACACTATTGAGGGGGCGGTTCGCCGCCCCTTCTTTTTTTTATGAGGGGAAAAATGAAACGAATCCTTACAAGCGACCCAGCCACCGGGAGACAAACCTATCTGAGACAGAACTCAGATGGGTCAACTTTTATTGAGAACACGCAGAATTTTGAACAGCTGATGCGGCTGAACAAGCAGATGAATGACGACTGGCGTTATGGCAATCTGCGCGGAACTCAGAAGCATACGCAGCACATAGCAGAGATTCCGAATGTAGTGTATGCTCATCTTGTGGAAAAGTTTGGCAAGCCAAGCGAGAACCCAAAGGCGTGGAAGCAATGGCTTAATGACAATGAGAACCGCGCTTTTAGAACAGGTGGTGGCAAAGTATGAGCATTAGCACCTATGCCGAGTTGAAAACGGCGATTGCAAACTTTCTGGCGCGGGATGACCTGACCGACCAGATACCGAACTTCATCCAGCTGGCCGAGGCGAGAATGTCCCGCGAGTTGGAAACCCGCGAGCAGGAAAAGCGTAGCACTGCAACGCTCACTGCGGGCGATGAGTATATTGCACTGCCGACAGACTTGCGCGAGGTGCGTGAGGTGAAGCTGAACACCAACCCGGTCAAGGTTCTGTCCTATCACAGCCCGACTAGCTTGGATTCATCTTACGGCTCAACTGGTCAGGGCAAGCCGGAAGGTTTCAGCATTGTGGGGCGCGAGATGAAGATGCGGCCCATTCCAGATTCAGCCTACACGGCTGAGATTATCTATATTGGAAGCCTTGATGCCATATCAGACATAAGCACCCCCACACTGTTCACACGGTCGCCCGACCTATATTTGTATGGTGCTTTGGCAGAGGCGTATGCCTATCTGCTGGATGAAGGCCGCGCATCTCAGTATGATGCGAAGTTTTCGAGGGGTTTGGAGGAAGTAAAACTTGACGAAGAGCGAGCGCATTATGGAACCAATGCGCTCCACATCAAATCTATTTATTCACGACAAAACTCAGCAGCGGAGAGTTAAACAATGTCAGCAATGTCCGACTACCTTGAGAACGAGATTCTCGACCACATCTTAGCAACAGGCTCATATACAGCCCCAGCAGCAGTATATGTTGGCCTGTCCACCGGGTCTTTCGCAGATGACAACTCCGGCACAGAACTGTCCGGCAGCGGCTATGCTCGCGTTTCAGCTACCTTCAGCGCAGCAGCGTCAGGCACGACCAGCAACTCAGCGGCTATCGAGTTCCCGGCAGCTACTGGCAGTTGGGGGACTGTGAGCCACTTCGGCATCTTTGACGCATCTACGGCAGGCAACTTGCTCATTCACGGTGCTTTCACAGCGTCTAAGACGATTTCCTCTGGCGATATTCTGAAGATTAGCGCTGGCGACTTGGATGTCTCAGCAGACTGAGGCTTGTAATGGCAACTTTGGAGCAACTGGATAGCTGGGGCAGTATGGATGCCCTAGACAGCTATGGAACGCTGGAGCAGCTAGATAATCTCACGCTGCATGAGGCTACCTCCGCTGTGTCCATTGCTGCCACTGTCACCTCAGTCGTTCAGAGGATTTTGGGCTTCACTGCCTCCGTCACTGGTGCTGCTGCCGTTTCCGCTACGGCTGCATTTATAGCCCGGATGGTAGCGGCTGTTTCTGTGGCTATAACCGAGACAACTGCGGCTACCCGCGTGAGAACGGCAGCCTCCTCTGTATCCGCCGCCATTACGGTCACTGGCATAGCCAAGGCGGTGATTCTCGCGGCCACAAGCGTCACAGCAGCCATAACAGCTACAGGGGCTACAGTAGCTACTTTTGTGATGGCTGGTGCTTCCCTGCTCCGCGTATCGCAGGCCACCCGCATCAAGATAATTGGCGAGGATTGGTCAACGGTGGCGGATGAAGGCGAGACTTGGACAGACGAAACGGTAGGCTCTGAGACTTGGACGGATGCCACTGTTGGCGATGAAAGGTGGAACACGCAATGATTCAGTTTGGCGAGTGGCTGCCTGACCAGCCTGAAATTTCAAACCCCGGCGTTACAGTTGCCACCAATGTCATCCCGGCTGCTGCCGGGTATCGCTCTATGAAGAGCTTTGTGGAATACAGCAACGCGGCTGACAGCACCATCAAGGGCTTGTTCGCCGCCAAAGATGACAGCGGCAATGTGAAGCTGTTTGCTGGCGATGCAGCGAAACTGTATTTGCATAACTCAAGCACAAACAATCTTGATGACGCTTCAGCGGCTGCCACGACTTACTCGCTCACCGATAATGAGAAGTGGCGGTTTATCCAGTTTGGCGAATATGTCATTGCTGCTGGTGGTATTGGCGAGGAGCTACAGTCCTTTCAACTAGGCACGAGCAGCCAGTTTGCCAACCTGACAACGGCTGCCCCGAAGGCTGACTTTATTGCTGCTGTGCGCGATTTCGTGTGGGTGGCCAACATTGATGAAGGTTCTGGCCGCAAGCCGTTCCGTTGCTACTGGTCAGGCTTCAACGACATTACTGCGTGGACAGCCGGGACGGAGCAGTCTGACTTTCAGGACTTGCCGGACAGCGGTGCTATTACCGGGCTGGTCGGCGGTGAATACGCCACAATATTGGCTGAGAGAGCCATCTACCGGGCCGCTTATGCAGGCCCGCCGCTTATTTGGCAGTTCGACAAGGTTGAGAGCCAGAAGGGCTGCAAGGTTCCCGGCTCTGTCTGCAATATCGGCTCTATGGTGTTCTACCTGTCAGATGATGGCTTCTATGCGTTCAACGGGCAAAGTTCCAGCCCGATTGGCTCTGAGAAGGTTAATAACTTTTTCTTGACAGACTTTGATTCCAACTATGACTACCGGATGACTAGCTCGGTTGACCCGCTAAATGAGGTGGCTATGTGGAGCTACACCTCGGTCAACTCACCCTCCGGCCAGCCAGACAGAATACTGATGTATAACTATGTGCTGAACCGCTGGTCTATAGCTGATATTGAGGCAGATTTGCTGGCTCCGTTATTCACGGCTGGCTATACGGTGGACAGCCTCGGTGATATTGCCACTTATGTGGATGACCTGAACCAGTCACTCGACAGCGCCTTTTACAAAGGCGGTCAGTATATTTTTGGCGGGGCATACGGCGCAAACATCTACACCTTTACGGGCAGTAACCTAACAGGCACAATAGAGACATCTGAAGCCCCCTTGAGCGCAGGAAAGCACTCTATAGTCACTAGGGTATATCCCTACTATGAGGGCGGCTCTATTAGCCTGCAAATCGGCACTAGGAACAATCAGGCGGACACGCACACCTACGGCAGTGCTGTCAGCCCGAACACTGACGGATTTGCCCCGTTCCGGGTGCAGGGCCGCTACCACCGGGCCAAGATGACTATATCTGGTGCTTGGGACAAGGCTTTGGGCATAGATGTTGAGACGCGGGAGATTGGGCGCAGATGACGACCGACCAGCGGCAAACCAACTTCCGGGTATTGAACCCGATTACAGCTACCACCCGCGAGGTTGCAGAGGTGTTGAACCGCACGATTAACGGCGGCCTGAATAGTATCGGCTATGTGACTTTGCCAGCGAATACGACAGAGACGACTGTTAGCGATGAACGCTATCACATTGAAACGCTGGTTTTCTTTACCCCTGTTGGGCATAACCCTTGGCATCACAATCCTTATGTGAAGGATACCAGCACTAACGGCACGATGATAATTGGACATGACAACTCAGGACATGAAGCAACATTCGCATACCTCCTTATTGGATAGCTTTGAGCATCTGGCGCATCATATCGAGGCTGCGCTGGAGTATGCTCACGGCAGCCACACCCTGCTCGATGTGCTGGATGCCATCAAGGAGAACCGGGCGCAGTTTTTTCCGTTGCGAAACTCTGCTATAGTGACGGAAATAGTGGATTATCCTCAGCGGTCGGTGTGCCGCATTTGGCTCGCGGGCGGCGATATGGACGAACTGCTGGAAGCCGAGAAGATGATAGCAAGATGGGCCAAGAAACTTGGCTGCACAGGAATGGAAATCATAGGACGCAAGGGCTGGGAAAGGCAGATGAAGGACTACAAGCCAGCCAGCGTAGTTTTAGTAAAGGATATTAGCGATGAGTAAAGGCGGCGGCAGCACTCGGACGATTTCATCGTCAACAATGGCTCCTGCGTATGCACAGCCATACCTGGAGTATGGCTTGTCACAAGCAAAGCAGCTTTACGAAAGCCCCACCCCGGAATATTACCCGGAAAGCACTGTAGTTGGTTTTAGCCCGCAGACACAGGCCGCACTCGCTGGCCTTGAGGCGTATGCACAG